ATTCTCAGGAACGTGCCGAGACAGCCCGTCAGTTCAATGATGAAAAATCCGAAATCATACAAAAACACGGCTACGACAAATCCAAAGAAATAGCTGACGAAACCAAGATTGCGGAAATGATTTTGGAAAAGAAGATGGAAGCCGCCCAACGTGAGGCACAGTTAGAACTTGCCGACCTCAACCACCAATACCACCTTCAATCAATATTGGAAAACATAAAAACAACTTCCTGACATCAGGAAGTTGTTTTTTTTAGTGTTTAATCATTTCATCTTCCATTTCTTCGATCGTGATTGATTTGCCAGTCATTAGTTGGTTGAAGGCTTGCGCTCCGACAGTACCACTGGCTGCTGTTCCGACTCCGACGGCGGTTAATCCCTGCGCTACTGCCGTCTTTAAATCTTCACAATACTGTTTTAATGAGTCCAAACTCTTTTTCAATTCTTCTATTTTTATCAGTCCGCCCAATTCTCCTCCGTTAAAGATTACTGTTTCTGCCTGTTCTACCATCAAGACCACCAAATCCCGCATTTTTCCGCCGCTCAAATCCGCTACTAATACCGTACTGCCGACAGCCGGCTTTATTATCATTGTCGTTAAACTTTGTGAAAATCCGCATACCAAACGCACATTTTTATGTTCCAACCCTTGGTATTTTATTGTACATTGAGTATCTTCGCTTTCGGTAACCACGGCTTCAAATAGTGTTAAACCGCTATTGTAAGCCGCGATATTACGTATCAATTGTTTAATTTCTGATTCTTTACTCATGATGAAAAAGTTTTTGTTAACATTATTAGTTTTATTGCCTCTCTCACTGTTTGCACAAAGGCAATACCGTGAGATGTATTGGCTTTATTATAACCTCGAAGGCAGTGCTTATATCGAACGCTCTTTTAAGTTTGGCGGTTACGAGGATAAATTAATCCGAAGTACCACCGAGTATTACAGGTCATCTCTCAGCGACAGCGCACGTGTAGAATACGACAAAAAACGCATGGAGTTTGCTAAAACTCTTGTTTTCTACACCGAAAAAGAAATCGAAAAAGGTCCTGTAAAACTTAAACCCAAAGACTGGTACAACAAAGCCGTCAGGCGTGGCGAACATCCTACAGCCGTTTTCCCACTGTGATTTTTCGGGTGATACCGCCGGAACTGCATGAGGTTTCTACGGCTTTTACAAAATACCGTCCGTTTCTTTCGGGGTCGTCTTGGTCGTAAATTTCGACGGCATCACCTTTGCTTATTATCGGCAAGAACCACCCTTGAAAACTACCGTCGTAACCGCTGTAACTTTTGGCATTGTATATATTTTCTGCAATGGTATCCACCATTTCTTGTGTAGCAATGCCTTTGTACTCAAAAGTAATAGTATCACCGCCTCCCTCACCGGTTGGTTTGTTTTCTATTTCTTTGCCGTCTTTATTCTTACCTTTTACTATTACCTTCAATTTTCTGTCTGCCTTGTCCTTATACTTCAACGAATACCCGTCAGCCATGATATTTTTTGACGTGTCATATTTTACCACCTTAGCACTGTCTACTACCAAAAAAGGACTTACAACGTAAAACGAGCCGTCTTTTACGTACATACTGCATTTACATTCGCTTTGAATAGCCTTTAACACATCCAACGCCGTCGCATTAGACACCGTAAATTTATCAAAAGAAAAATCAAACTGACATTCCAATTTCAACGGCGTTTCAACAGCCTTCAAAACTGCTTCCAATATCGTTTTTACAGTCGGTTTTTCGTACACCTTGTCCGTCATCCGCGCGAGGCTAAACAAATACAACTCATTTTCCAAGTTGATGACTAACCCTGAAAAATCCCTTTCAACGCTGCGGATATATCCCGAAAACTCTTTGTTCAACTCTTGGTCATAACCCAAAAAGATTTCTACTTTTTGCCCTCTTACAATGCTTTCAACGTCTTTCATATATTTATTGAAAACCGTTGAAGGCAGTTTTATAACGGCTGTATCCATAAGACTGTCAATATCCGTTTTTATTTCAACCGAATCAACCAAAGAGAGTGTTTTGTCGTCAATCGTGATTTTATGACTGATTTTATACATCTTTTTCCGCTTTTATATCAATAACACCTTGTTGAAGATCTATGTTCATTGTTGTAAGTCTTACATTGTCTGATTTTGCGTTTTCTCTTATAGAATGTCGTAATGAGTAAACTTCGTTTTCATTGAGATAGTCTCCAATACCGACTCCCAGCATTGGTGAGGCTTTCGATTCGCCTTGATGCATTTCGATTATTACGGCAAGATTTTGATATATTGTTTCTCCTATCACAAGTTTGCCGTTTTTTATCTGCAAGTCGCCGGTGTCTTCTTTGAGTAATATTCCGATATAGTCCATTTTTTTTACTATTCTTAATTAATAAGTAATGATTTATCGTTGTCTGTAAAAGCATCGGAATATGCTTTTATTGTAAATTTCTGACTGTTTTCTCCTTGTGTAAATGGAAATTCTACACTCTCTATTGCTATATTGAGGATTTCGTATGTATCGTTGAGATACGGGCATATTATACGAATACTTTTGTCCGCTTTTGCTAATATCAACAATTCTGTAATATAGTCTTCTACGCAACTATATTCATCTGTATTGAATACTCCTGCAATAGTGATGTTATAATCGTCCTCTGACCAACGCTCTTTTACTGTTCCTCGAAACGAACTTTTGAGAACTTGCCGCCTTACAACAATATTTTTTCGTGATACTGATACAAGCGGGTCGGTGGGAAAGGTAAATTTACGATTTTCTCCGGGTATCTCCAATGTTATTGGTACTTGCATTGTGTTAAGTCCGATACGTGTTGTATCGTAACTTACCGGAACTACAGGCGGCATTGCTATTGGCTTTGCTATTACAAACGGCGTATTGTCTCGCTGTGGCTGTAGATCTATAGGTATTGGTCTTATTTTTATCATAATCTTCCGTTTATTTTTTTATGTTCCGTTCATTCACTGCCGCATTTTATGCGGCTTTTATTCTACTGCATACGCAGCGGAATAAAGCAACCTCAAAAGGCTGTCAGTAATATTGCTTTCTACTTGGTCCCGGTTTTCCTCAAAACCGCCGTTAAAAGCCATTGTCCCTACAAGGTTGCCAAGGGTTATTGTGATTTGAGTGTTCCGGGTCCCGCCGGTTGCTACTTTTTCAATGCCTTTTGCGACTGAACTGCCACCCCCTAATCCCTTGCCGCCTTTTAAATCTGTATTGACAGCGGTTTCTAGGTCGTTTTGTGTGCCGTTACCTTCAGGTTTGTCGCTGGCGTTTTCCACTTTTACCACGTCGGGAATTGCAGAGTTTATTTTTTCCCTTAAAGCCGTGACTCCATCAGCCAACAAACCTATACCCTTACCAACAACGGGAATCTTTGAAAGCATTTTCAAAAGAGATTCAACAGGCGTTAAAATACCGTCCAATATTGCCAAGCCCAACCGTTTGATGCCTTCCAACAAACCGCCGTTCTTAAAGCCGTCTACAATACTATCCCAATGCTTTTTGACGGATTTTATAATATCAATAACCATTGCCAAAGGATAACAAATAGCAACAACAACGTCGTGCCACTCTTCCCAATTCTTAACAAGCCACACAAGCCCGGCCGTAAGAGCCGCTATTGCAACTATCGTCCACGTAACAGGACTTGTTAAAAGCATAATAGCTCCAACCAACGCTCCGATACCCACCGCCAATTCTTGAATCTGTTCCCAATTCTCCGAAATATAATCCGCTAATATGCCCAAAACCGAACAAATACCCTCAATCAGTGGCATCATTTTTTCAATCAACGGAAAAATCTTGTCCGTAACAATCGGCAAAAGTTTTTCAACAATTGGTAGTAAAAGCTCAAAAAACTTAGCTTTCAGGTCGTCAAACGAGCCTTGCAATGTGGCGAGTTTGCCCTGCAACGTATTATTTTTAATATCCTCCAACATGCCGTGGAACTGTCCGCCCTCACTCGTAGCAGAGGCAAAAGCCTCTTTTACCATATCTGCCGAAATAGCACCCTTTGCCATATCGTCTTTTAATTCTCCGATACTTTTACCCGTCTTTTTAGAAATCTCCTGCAACGGATTGAACCCGGCATTAATCAACTGCATCAAATCTTGTCCTCCAAGTTTACCCGCGCTGCTTATTTGCGCAAAAGCCAACGAGAGAGAGCCGAATTTCTGAGCGTCACCTGCGGCTATATCACCGATTTGTGCTAAAACGGTTTGAGTTTCTTTGCCGCTGATTCCAAAAGACAACATGCCTTTGGCGGCTTCATTCACCGTAGATGTTCCATAAAGAGCCGCCGCTGTAGAATTGCGCAGCGCATCGGCAAACTCCTTACCTTTGGCGGCTGCTGTCTCTTTGGTGTCGCCCTCGTCCCGTAAAAGTGTAGAAAAATTAACAGCTGCCGTTTGTCTGGACATACCCTCTTCAAAAAC